TATCTTACTATGCAAATATCTTTGTTGTATCAGACCCTAAACATCCAGAGAATGAAGGCCAAGTTAAATTGTTTAAGTTTGGTAAAAAAATCTTTGACAAGATTACAGAAGCAATGCAACCAGCTTTTGAAGACGAGAAACCAATTAACCCATTTGATTTTTGGAAAGGTGCAAACTTTAAACTAAAAATCAGAAAAGTAGATGGTTATTGGAACTACGATAAATCCGAGTTTGAGGGCGTATCGCAATTGAAAGAGGCAGATGACCAAATCAAAGCGATATGGGAAAAACAATACCCTCTAAAACCATTTGTTGACCCTAGTAATTTCAAGACCTATGATGAACTCAAAGAGAAACTGAATAGGGTAATTACGGGAACGCAAAGCACGACTACGGTAGATGAAGTAGACCTCCCACCACAACAATCTACAAGTAGCGTGGAAATGCCAAAGGTAAACGAATCTAAGCCTGCTAGCGAAGATGACGACACATTGTCATATTTTAGTAAATTAGCAGACGAAGATTAATCCTTTCTCTCTCTTACCGAGGTATTAACCCTTAGCGAGAAATCGCTAGGGGTTTTCTTATAAATAGTGGTATGGCAATAGATGTATTTGAACCGCTAAAAGATTTACAAGGCAACAAACAAAAGAGTGCTAGTTGGTACAGGAATGCTGTATCTCTAATTGCAGATAGAACTAGTCCTAGTGAATTGTTTGCTAGTGGTAAATTATTAGGTAGACCTAGTGCAGGTCGTATGGCCATGTTTTTCTATGACCCTAAAACAAAAGCACGATTACCATATTACGATACTTTTCCATTGGTACTACCATTAGAACCAATGAAAGGTGGTTTTATAGGTTTAAACTTTCATTATCTACCTTACGGTGCTAGATTTGCATTTTTACAACAATTACAATCATATTCTAGTAATGCAAAGTTTGACCAATCAACTAAAATTCAAGCTTCATACAATGCTATTAAGAACAATAAATATACCAAAGCGAGTATAAAGAGATATTTGTACTCACAAGTCAGGTCTCAATTTTTAAGAGTAAATGTAAATGAGATGGCATTGGCAGCTTACTTACCAGTAGCACAATTTCAAGGTGCAACAATTGGTCAAGTATTTGCTAAAAGTAGAAAGACATATTAATGGACAGAGATAGAACAAAACAATTGGTAGAACACACTAACAAAATTAATAAACATAAAAAAGAATTAGAACTATCTAAATCTTTAAGACAAGAAGTTGAGATTGGTGCTACAGGTACACAAAGATATAGAATTAAAAAAGGACCTAATAAAGGAAAAATACTGTAATGGCAATTTTAAGAGGTGGTCGTAGAATAGGTAACTTTGATATTAGACTTGGTTTACCAAGAGATAAGTCATTAGCTGATGTAGCAGGTGACCCTAGACTACAAAGAAAACCTGGTGGTTCTGGTGTACTACAAAGATTTCAGGCACAGATAAATCAAGGTGAAGGTATGGCAAGACCAAATAGGTTTTATGTCATAATAAATCCACCACAAAAATTAATTACAACACCAGGTCATGACTTTGATATTGTACCAAATACAAGTAATGATTTAAATAGTGGTACTATGCGTGAGAACATGCAAATGATGTGTAATAAGATTACCATGCCGAGTAGAGATATTAATACAGCACCACATAAAACTTATGGACCAAAAAGAGAAATGCCCTACGCATACTCATTTAGTGGTGAAATAGAGATGACATTTTTTGGTGATAAGTTTTTAAGACAAAGAATGTTTTGGGAAAATTGGCAAAAAACAATATTTAATAATGAAACTCACGACATGAAATATTATGATAATTATGTTGGCTCAATAGATATATTTCAGTTAGGTCAGTTTGACGCTAAAGCTGATGATGACGCTAGAGTTACATATGCAGTTAGATTATATGAAGTTTATCCACAAGTTATTAGTCCTATTGAATATACATATGGTGCTAATAATACTATTGTTGAAGTACCTGTTACTTTAAACTTTAGAAATTGGGTAAATTTAACAATTGACCAAGTCAATGGTGCAACAATTGGTCAAGCAGCCGGTGATAAACCGACTATAAAAGCAAGTAAAGATTTTGGTTTGTTTGGTGGTATTTTAAGTAAACTACCTCCTGAAATAAGACGAGCAGGTAGAGATATACTACAAACAACTAGAAGAAATCTACCAATTGGTAGAGTTACAGGTGGAAGATTATTTCCGCCTTTTGGTTAATAATTAAGGAGTAATATTATGGCATTGCCAGTATTGGAAAGTAATACTTTTGAATTGACATTACCATCAAGTGATGTAAAAGTAAAGTATAGACCGTTTCTTGTAAAAGAAGAAAAGATTTTATTACAAGCGATGGAATCAAAAGAACAAAAACAAATTGTACAAGCATTAAAAGATATAGTTAGTGTGTGTACATTTGGACAATTAAATGTTGATGACTTACCGACATTTGACCTAGAATATGTATTTTTACAGATTAGGTCTAAATCAGTAGGTGAAGTTGTTAACTTAAAAATTCTATGTCCTGACACTAAAAAAGATTATGCAGAGGTTGAAGTTGACTTATCAAAAGTTGATGTGCATGTAGATGATGAACATAGAAATAAAATTATGGTTGACGAAGAAAAGAAAATAGGTGTATTGATGAAATACCCTACAATCAATTCTGTTGACCCTACGATAGATTATAGTAAAGGTGCTGATACAAAAACATTATTTGGTGTGATTGCAGATGGCGTTTACCAAATCTTTGAAGGTGAACAAGTGCATATGGCTAAAGACTATTCTAGGGAAGAACTAGATAAGTTTATAGAAAGTTTAGATAGTAAATCTTTTAAGAAAATACAGAGATTTTATGAAACTATGCCAAAACTTATGCATGAGATTGATGTAACCAACCCTAAAACGAAGGTAACAAGTAAGATTACATTATCAGGTCTTTCCGATTTTTTCGGGTAGCCCTATCACATGACACGCTTGAAAACCATTATCAGGTGAATTTTGCATTAATGCAACATCATAAATATTCATTAACTGAATTAAATGATATGGTACCGTGGGAAAGGGAGATATATGTAAACTTGTTGATTGCATATATTAAAGAAGAAAAAGAAAAACGAGAACGAGAGAGAAAATAAAATGATAGAAAAAATAAAATCAATGTTCGGCGCAGGCTGGTCAGGATTTAAATATGGATGCTCACAATTGTGGCATTTTATTGAGGTAGAAATACCTGAATTAATATCAAACTGGAGATTAGTACCAAGACTTATGATGGTTGCTTATGCATATGCATTTATGGAAGTCATCACTTGGTTTATGGCATTAGAAGCTCCTAATAACGCTCAAGCAGGTTTAGTTTCAGTAGTTGTTGGTGCTGGTGCTGGTTGGTTTGCAATATATGTAAATGGTAAACCATCAAAAGTAAAATCTAAAGATTAATAAAGTATAGAGAGTTAAATGGCTGAAGAAAACAAAAATGTATCAAGTGCTCTGGCAGTTGTAGAAGAGCAACAAAAAATTGTTGGTAACGCATTAGTAGCTGCCTCTGGTACTGCTGTATTAGCTGAAAACTCTGATACTTCAACTGAAATACTTGAACAAATTAGATTTATACAAAATCAAACATTACGAGCAGTTAGAAGTGTTGCTGATGGTATCATGGAAATGGTTGCCTTTAACAAATTACAAGATAGACGAGCACTAGAAGATAAAACTGAAAATGAAAAAGAAAGTGGTTTGGGTGGAGATATTACGCCTGTTAAGATTGCTCCACAAGATGGTGCTGGTGAAGAAGGTGGTGGAGGTAAAGGAATATTTGGTGCTATACTAGGTGCATTTGGTGGTATGGCGTTTTTGAAAAAACTATTTGCTCCATTTATTGCAATATTTGGTAAGGGTGGTATGTTAGTTAAATTATTTGGTAGATTTGGTCCTCTTGGTGCATTAATATTAGGTTTCACATTAGTTTACAAATATTCAGATGAGATAGCAAAAGCATTATCTCCTGCTCTTGATAAATTAAAAGAATTAGCAGTAAAATTAAAACCTGTTACAGATGTATTATTACAAATTGGTGATTTCTTAATGAAAGGTATCATCAAAGGTATTGGTGAAGTTATTTCATTTTTAATAGGCACAGTAGAAAAGTTTATTGATGGTATAACTAAAATATTTACAGGTGATATAATGGGTGGCTTAAATGATATATTTGAAGGTATTTTAAGAACAATATTAGCAGTACCATTAATGATTGTAAACTTTTTCCTTCAC